TCTTGACCATATCAGGTAACTTATACTGGTCAGGTAAAAGGGCAAAGTCTATAACCTCAAACTTCCATATTTTAGCTATCCCTCCAGTTCCCATATCAGTTCTTATGTGGTTCGGTGGGGATGCTATAACCTCAACCAAATTCACTGACTCTGAAATCTCACCATTATGAAGAGAGGCATCCCTTTTGGCTGCTTCAAGTCTAAGCGCATTTATCCTCTCCTGTTCTTCCCTGATAAGTTGCTGCTTTAGTTTGAAAGCCAGTATCTTTTGCCGAGTAATTTGGTCTGCCTGGGTTAGCGGCTCTGTGAAGGTCTTAAAAGCCTCATTGACCGCTTTCAAGTGGTCATTGATAGGTTGAGTATATTCCTTGCGCTTCCCCTCAATCGCCTTCTTCAGCCCAGAAATAATACTGAGGTCATTGGTGGCACTCTTAATATTATCAACACTGGTTATGACCAATGCGATAGCATATTGCTCCAGCTTTAGCGATTGCTCATATAGCGCGATAACTGCCTTATCCACCTCGGGCTTAACATTTATTAGTACTGTTGTAGTTTCTTCCATCCTATCCTCCTTTATTCAAAATTTGGGCTAGTGTCTCATTTCCATGATGTTTAGCCAGTAATGCCAAAAGTGGGAATACTTGATATGCTTTGCCACTAAGCCTTAGAATCAATTTAATTTTCAAATGCCCTCCTTTTTAAGTCTACAGCTAGAACAAACCCTCTCATTCTCAGGCAAACTACTCAGCGTATCTACTTGGAACTTTTCATTACATAGACGGCACCGGTAGGTGCGCCTTCTGCTAATTTTCCCCTCTCTATATTCCCTGGACATAGTTTGTATTTTCATTTCCCAATCTCCCTTTAATATGCTTGGCTCTGGCTCTCATTTGGGCTTTCGTTTTGGGGTGTGGTAGCTTGTGTTTATTTTTACTCATTTCCTTTTTATCCTCCTAGTTCCTTCCTTATTTGCTAGGTAGAGATAATAACTTCCAAAACTAAGAATTCCGAAGAGAAAGACAGTCTCTACCCAAAGGATAATTCTATTTGGTTCTTGGATAGGAAATTCACCAAAACGCCAGATACAACTGAAATGCCATAGAAGTGCAAGTGCCATTCCCACTATCAAAGCACCCGCCATAATGTGTCTCATTTTCTTATCTCCTTATCAGCCTCGTTAAGTAATTCAGGAATGCCTTTTGGTCTTCCCATAGTTTGAAGATAACCTTGATAGTCAAGATATATCTGGCAGTCTTGACAGTATCCCTCTTGACATAAAATTGGTTTATAGGGACAGGGTTTACCTTTCATAGTTTCTATTCTCATTTATTTACCCTCTGCTTCAGCCAGGGCTTGGCGTGCATTTTTCTTGGCGTTTAACATATCTTGCGAGAATGATATATTAGCTCCCAGCAACTGAAAATCCAGGTCTTTCAGTGCCTTATATAACTTTGGTGCCGTTGCTATGAGTTGGGCATTGTCTTCATTTATTGAGGATGCTATCCGACGTTCACCTGCCCACACTTCATAACAGCCTAAAGATGCCTGACCATTAAAAACTGTTGCTCTGTATTCTCTTACTTTCCATTTCCCTTTAGTAAATTCCATTTCTATCTCCTCTTATTTACTCAACCTGAAAGGGATACCGTGCTTTTAGTATTGATATAAAGCGAACCCACTTCTTTCCACTCTTTGTTGGGTGATATATCAGCATCTACACAAATCCGATAATAATCTTTTAGGGCTGTTCCCTCTTCCCCGACTGTTACGAGGATTTCGTCATTTTCGCTATTGTAACCTGTCCTAGTTAGTGTCAAGCGAATTGGTATATCTAAATTGTTTCTGGCTCTAATAGGGATGCTTTCCATTTTTAACCTCCTTTTATTTAACCTTAACCACCCGCCCTAATGTAGGCTTCCCATAGCTGATTGCGGATTACCTGTGCCTTACTCCAATCTAGCCTTTCAGGTAAGGTATCCCAAACCCTTGTATATTCAGCTTCCGCTTTCTCGCAGGTTTCTTGTGCCTCTTTATAAGCCTTTTCCTTTTCTTCTAAATCAGTCATTCTCTTCTTCTTTAGTTTAATATCCTCATACCGGGCGGGTAAAGTTTTAATTTAGGATTGTGCCTTTTTAAGTTGTTTTTGCCAGTCTATGTCTGCGATAACCCCCAGTAAGTGATTGCGGATAGCTTTGGCAGCTTCTGAATTGCTTTCAACATCGCCTGTTTGTCGTCCCCAAAGGATACCGAAATCATAGTGGACATTTTTAGTATCAGAAATAACGGCTATCCTCTCCCCATTGTCTTCTAGGCGTATCTCTATAACTTTCATTTTACTTCCTTTCCTACCCGCCCGGTATCAGTTTCACTACCTACCTCTTAGGGAGGACTAAACCTCCCCTAGTGTGCTACTTCTCGGCTTTCAAAAACTCAGCTAGAGTTCCTTGATATACTGCATCGCAAGCCCGTCTCACTAAGTCCCAATCTGGTTTAGCAGGTTGCTCATCTGCTCCCATAACTTGCCCGCAAAGGATTAAGCGTGGTTCAACGTTCCCTCGGCATTCCGGGCATTGCTTCTTTGGCAGTAAATCAAGCTCCCTAAAATAGAGTCGGCAAGCCTTACAGAAATAACCTAACATTGTCTCACCTCTTAATTTTATTAGGGCTTAATCACCCCTAAGAGGCAGGTAGTGCTTCACTAGCTTGCCCCTTATTAAGGTTTACATCGGGCTAGTGTTTTATTCTTTTGTTAAGGTGCTTTAGGGGTAGATTGCCAAGTAATCTTTCTATGATTTGTAGGTTTCGCATTAGTTAGCCCTTTCCTTTCCGTATTATCTTCCAAGCCCGCACTCCACTAATATGAAAGACTGCCCCGATTGATTTGTAAGTCCAATCTTGGTGCTTTAACCAGAATTGGTAAAGTCTCTCATTTCGTTCTTGTTTATCCTTCAACTTATAACTCATAATCATATATTAATACATTATTAAGCGTTTGTCAATACCCCAGGGAGCTATTTTTATAAAAGATAGAAATTACACGGCAGCGTTTATAAATGAAAAAAGACCCCCTTCCCTTATTAAGGGAAGGGGGTGATAAAGTAAGAAGGGTTTGGTCCCTCTTAATACACTCCTATTAACTTGAGAATTAAAGCTATTATACCGCTTCCAATCAACCAAGTATATGCTTTACGCCAAGCAGTATTTTTTATTGTGCTCTTCAAACAATCCTCAATGTAACCATTTGGTCTTTTTGGTGCGTTTCAATTTTCTCTATACTTTTCCAAGTATTGATAGAGCGTTCATCTAAGCGGATTAGTAAAGCATCTCTTTCAACCTCATTCATAACATATCCTACTTTCCAAAGAACTTTCTAATTACCGGTAAGGAAGCAACAAGAGCAGACCAAGCCTCTAGCCACGCTTTGAGCAAGATTGTTCGCTCTGACGGAGTAATATTTATACCGCCGGGGCTACTCTCATCCATTGCTTCGCTTGTTTTGGTGGCAGCTTCACCTAGTGCCCCAAAGAACTTCTTTAATGTGCCTCCAAAAACTGCACAAAGAACCGATACGACAATTAAAGCAATCTGAAATCCATCCATAATTAACCTCCTTCTTTATTTCCAGCTTCTGGCTCTCCAGCCATATTCTCCTTGTTCAAATAAACCGCCTGCTACCTCAACAAATCCAGCGTTTGGCTCCCATAACTTGAAAGTTGTCGGGCTGGTTATGGCAAGGTCAAAAGCATGTCTTCCATAAGGGCTATCTCCCCAGGCCTGCACACCATATAAGCCAAAGTCAAACCCTGCATCTGCCGCAGCCTTCTTGGAATAGTCATCACAATCCTTTCTCTCACTTTCAGCAAAATACTCAGCGGAGTATGTCAGGAATGGAACGATTGATGCCCATCCTTCCTCATCGGAATAATAAATATCATAGTCAGGCTCAAAATTGGCTTTGAGCATAATCTCTAAGCCATTCTCAGTAAGCAGACTAACTAAATCCTCCCAGTGCATACTAAATACCTTATAATCTGTGGGCTTTTTAGGCTCTTCAGGTTCTATTGTTATTACTTCAACAGGCTGTGGGCAGATTATTGCTCTTAATAACTCTAAAATACCTATCATTTCTTATCCTCCTTATTAACCGAGTTCCCGGTACATACCGGCTATAACATCGGCTATATCCCTCAGCCGAGTAGTAATTTCAATCTCCATATTTTGTGGGTTTAAGAGGTCAGGCTTAGTAATGTTTACTATTCTTGCTTTAACATCTATACCCAGCTCTTCATTAATTATCTTAACAATAGACCCTTTTTGGAGAGCATCAAAATCTAAGTCCAATGATTCGGATTCCGACAAATCAACTGTTCTAATTGAATAATTTATCGGCACTTCCTTAACTTCATCTAGTAATAATCGCCCAGCCTCCAGCAGTGATAAGACATAGCTCTCATACTTGTTTGACAAGGTCCTGGAAAACAAATCATCGCCATCTGTGATTTTATCCCAAGCAATCAAATACCCAGCATGGGTATAGCTGATATAATAGGTGGCGGCAGCATCATAATCTCCAATAGCGCACCTAACAATATGCTCATCTACTCCCTGCTCCCAGTTAGCGGTATCATCCTGATAATCAGTTCTGCCTTCAAGTTCCTCTAAGTATTCAAATCCATTAGTTCCACCGGCATGCCGATTAAATCTTATTCTAATGCCTCTGACTAGCTGAGTTGCAAAGTTTATTTCCGTCCACTGATTACTCCAATCATCTCCACCATCCATCAAATGATTATAAACATTAACCCAATCAATACCATCTATAGAAATATCAACCCAAACTCTATTGAAGTGATTGGCGGCATCTCTGAGGTCAGATGGGTAAAATCGCATACCATTCATCAATAATGCCGGAGCCCCCAAATCAAAAGCTAAGTATTCTGTCCATGCCCCTGCTAATACAAGATTAGAGTCAGCTCCTGTTGCAGTGTTGCCATCATAAGCTAGCGCTTCATTATTCCAGCCATCATCTGCGTCCTCAAAGTTAATTGGCGTTAAGGATATTTTGGCACCCAGTTCTTTGTATACTGTAATGTGTCCGGGTAATGCATCTCCCTCTGCTGTCCAATCCTTATAGCAGGCATACTTACCACCTAAAGTAAGATAGCCATAAGAAGCATCGCTATCTCTGGTAGCCTCTTCCTTGACCACATCAATATCAGATAGCTTAATTCCTGCCCCACCGAGCATGTGGAGTTTAGTGCAAAGGTCATTATAATTGGTCTCTTTCGTAATGCCTTTCAAATTCTTGCGATAACGTATCTGTTGCCCCTTGTCCTCACCAATGTCATTAGCCCATTGCAAAGCCCGGCTATTGTCCACAGAGATATAACCACCCACACTTTCTTTAAGTTGTAAGAGAGCGCAAAGGATAGTTTTGCCTTCTACTTTCAGAGCCCTGGTATCAGTAGGCGCAATCGTGCCTTTAGTTATCTTGGTCGCCCTGTGCTGATATGCTAGTAAGTCATCTACTATATCAGTTACTGCCTTGCCAGCAGTATCATAGCTATCAATGACCTCTTCACCCAGTTGGGCAAGGTAATCATCGTAACTAACTTCTGTTATAATCATGCTCTTATATCTCTCCTAAGATTGAGCCTGAACTTCTTTACTACTGTCCCAGTATCGTAATTCCTTAGCCATATCTCGTTTGCCCGAGTTAAACCTGCTGTCTTACTATCATCAGCAGGGATAGCAAAGTCCAAAGTAGCTGGCGCATTGACAGTTTCGGCATAAGCTATTCTATAAGCATTCTGGAGTATGTTGACTAGGTTGCCACTGCTATCTCGCAACTCTACGATATACTTCCGTGATATTGCCCGAATAAATAAGGTGGCTAACTCTATACCTATGCCAGTTTCAGCAATAACAATTGCTCTATCTAATAGAGACTCTACCCCGGCACCAGACTCAAATAGAGCTAAAGCCCTATTCAGTAAAGCATCTACGCCAGAGCCAGTTTCAAATTGGGTCAAGTCACGGTCGCCCCAAATAAGAGATTCTATCCCAGAGCCTGAATCCTGGGCTTTGATAAGTAACTGAATACTAAACCAGTATGGCTCTTCGTAGAAAGAGGTTAAATCATCTAACACTGGAAAGGTTATACTAGCTGGGTAATTCATTCTATCTCAAAGCACTCTTGATTTTGTTTTCGGGATTTAGCCTTTAGATTGGAATAGCTAATAAGGATTTCATTGTCTATCTGGTATTGTGTCTTGCCGGCATTATCACGGCTTGATGCATCCAGAGGGGGAGCATTGGTAGTTCCCTCCCTCTCCATTCTTTCTATATTCCCTCTCATCTGCCCAATAATATCAGTATATAGGGCATCTTCAGTAAGAACTTGCCTCTTCTGTGTTTCTGTTAACTTTGTCATCTTGTCTCCTATATCGTCAATCCAAAGTTCTTTAACTTGTTAATTCGGCGTGATAATTGCTTGGCAACACTAGATACATCACCTTCAACTAGTCCTATTAGAGAAGGCTTATCTGCAGTGAAACCGATACCTACAGTGTGGTCTTTCCCTATGAAAACCCTAGCCAAGCCTTCTATTACCCCAGTTCCAGTCTCACTTCCTACCAAGTTTCCGTTCCAGAAAAACTTAGATACTCCCGCTCTAGTTAGCGTTCCTATTAAGATGCCATAATCACCTACTGAAGGCACAAGTCCTGGGATAAATTTTTGCGTACCATTACCCTTAGTTTGCCAATTTACATAATCGTTAGGATAGTAGTGGAAGTAAATCAGGTTATCGTTATCAAATATCATCTCTACCAAAGATAGGTAACTTGCTATGCCAGTGTAGTTAATTCCAAATTTACCAGCCCAAATTAAACTTAAATCACCACTTATATTAACTACATACGCAGTGTGAGCAGCATAGTCATTTATTCCGTCCAGACTTAAAACTGGTAATTTTGTCGCACCGAAGTCCCAGCTACAGGAACTATCAAGAGTGCCATTATTTGCACCAGAGCCTCTATCGTAAGCTGTAACTCCCCTCCCTTCATCTAATAGATAGGAATTTATAGCGTCAGAGGGAGGAACCCCTTTATACAAGTTAAGCTCCTCAGCTACTGAGAGGTCGTCAGTGCCAATTACAACATCGGATATAACGCCTTTGATACCAGATGCCTCACCATCATACTGAGAACCAATTACAAGGTCTCCTTCATTAGGCAAAGCACTTGTATCAGCGTCAGTTACTGGAGTCCCATTATCTATTATCAATCTAACACCCTCAGCAGAGGATATACTGGCTATGACGTGATACGATTGATTAGCATTCCAACTTATCTGTGTTGAACTTATACTAAAGGCGTTTACACCCCCATCAATTTTGAATAATAGTAACTTTCCTAGACTGTTCTCTAAAGCCAACAGAATGCGGTTATTATCATCTATCCATTTCGACCACAGAAATTGATAGGCTGATGCTGAAGAATCATAATCTCGGTCTAGCTTAAATCTTAAACTCACCCATAGTTTAGCACCAGCATTATAAAGAGCACCCAAATTAAGATTGCTGGTAGCTGAGCCATCAAAGTGAGCGCCTTTAGTTGTTGTGCCTTTCCTAGCCCCAGTTAAGGTTAGCTTATGTCCCCCTGGTATTGAACTGGGTAAAGTGGCATTGTTATTTATTAACTCTGCATCCCAGAGTTCTCTAAATCTATAACCTGGAGGGAGTAATTGTTCTATGTCTAACATTATCTAGCCTCCTTATAAGTCAATGCTGCGTCTGCTACAATCGTAGCTGCCCCATCATCTGTCTGAGCTAACGAGAAATAAAACTGGTCGCCCTCACGTAAATCCTTACACGTATAGCGATATCGGCTGGCTGTGGCAAGCCCCGGTTGTGCAAGGTCAATAATAGCAGGCACCACCTCTTTAGTAAAGGTGATTATATCTCCCGCTCTGGTTTTATAGACTGAAGGGGTAATTTTGGTCACACCGCCATCCGCAGCTAGATAAAACTCTACCTGTATATCTTTAATGGGACCAGCCAGGGCATCTAAGGTAAATAAGGTAACTGAGCTATTCTTTGTAGTTACAGTGGTATTGAAAGCCTGTTTTAGAAGGAACTCCCTTTCTACAACATCACTAACTCCATTGATGTCATCTATAAATTCTCTATGTAAAGGTAGAGCCTCATCATTAACAGCTAATCCGGTGCTAAAGGCTTCGTGTTCAAATGTTCCATCTACACTTGTGTAGCTTAGAATTCTCCTAGCTTCACCTTGTGGAGGAGCGCCAGCCCCTCCATCATCTCGTTCTATATGAAGCCAATCACCTTGAAATCTACCATCACCGTGACTTTTGAGACTATCAATTTTACAATGTGTGCTATCTGTAACAGTAGTTATAGCTGGCATTTTATTCTCCTTAACTTAGGGTTATTGACACTTCCAAAGTCCAAGTCCCGGCAGTCTTTGTTCCTAGCGTCTCCACCTTTCTATTGAGGCAAATGGAGCTAGTAGACTGCTTAATCACCCATTCTTCCCAAGCTTCATTAGCTTCTGCAGCTCCGAAGCTGGACTTAAAAGTTGCCTTCTGTGCTGCCGAGGTAGGATAGCCACCTTCCATAGCTTTATAGGTTGGAGTGCCATCTATAAGGTCAGTATCAGTAGGGTCGGCAGCAGTAGCATCACTGCCAACACCTATCGTGGCTGCAGCCGCATCAAAGATATGGTCGGCACCTGATTCCACGCCGGTAATTAAGTCCCACATCTCATCAATGCCAGTGTTAAGCAGACAATTTCCCTCTTGCTCTATAATCTCATAAGGCTTATAAAGTTTATGGAACTCTGCTTCCCTACCCTCTTTGGCGAATGGCGTGATGTCCTCCTTATATTTAGACAGTGTAGCTCGCATGTTCCAATTTGCGTGTTCTTGTTTTTCCATTGTCTACCTCCTATAAATAACTATCCCTATACTTAATGTTCAGACTACCCTTAATTCCAAAGCCCGTTACCGTTATTTGGTTAGTGACATTAGGTTTCATTCTAGGGAACTGTCCGGTGACAGTGCTCATAGATGCCACACTATCATTCTTCACTGTCCAATTAGCCACATCAATTTCTAATTCTTTCCCGTTGGCAACTGTCCCTATCCACTGTAATTCTTCATCCGTATTTATACATTTAATCAAGATAGTTTTATCGGTTAGAAGCTCACCAGCCGTCAAAGTATAGACAGGTTCAATATACCCTGTCCCTCCCGTTACTTCCTCAATTGTCTTGGGGTCAGTCACGTTTAAAGTGTGGTTGCTGGATGTCTCATCATTATCATATGCCATCGGGTCGTCAGCCTGAAATACCATCATCCCTTCCCACATTCCCGTTATTATATAGACACCTTCAAAAGTAGTCAGCTTGGCATTCCAGTATCTACCGATTATGGTGTCCAGTTTAAGGGCTTTAGCAATTTCAGTTACGATAGCACTCTTTATGCCGTCAAGATAGCCATCCAGGAGGATACGAGTAGCGGCAAGAACAGCTATCTCAAGACTTATTATCTTGGGCGGCTTCTTTGGCTTAAATCCATAGCTGGTGTCCTGTATGAGTTGACTATCATACTGCTGTTTGAAGTCGGGGATGTTACTATGGGTAATTACAAGCCCATAGGCAGATAGGTCTACCCCATTGAAATTCATACTATTAGCCACTTATCCCCATCCTCCTATTAGTTCTATCCTGCAAAATCTTTAGTTCCCTACCAACAGCTTTACTAAGGTTCACAATGTCTGGCTCTTCCCTTACTATCAGTCCTGGAAAACTCACGTTGTAGATAAAGGTATTCCCACCTGACGGTTTAGCTGGTGAGATATATTCCGTCCCGGCTTCACCAGCAATGGCATAAGGGCGCTGAGATTTCAAACCATATAAAAGTGTAGGCTCGGTAATAGGACCACCATGTTGGTAACCCATCATCGTATCGTATGCCCATTGAACAGCTTCAATCGGATTAGTAGGTCGTTTGCGCTTTGCTAGTGGAGGTGGTCCTGCCGGGAGTTCAAATTTCTCACCGGTTATAAGCTCATCTTTAAGTAGTTCATTATACTTCTCAACAAAGGTTACGAGGTCTTCATACTTATCAATATTCAATTGCTTGAAATTAGCAAAGTCATCTTGATAAACCTCTATCTGCGCCGGTAACCATGTATCATTCCAGTAGGATGTCATTCCCGCTAGGGCTTCCTCGGCAAAAGTTATCTGGTCTTCGGCATGTTGGTCAGCCAGCGTTTTTTGGTTCTCAAAGAAGTCCTCAGAATCGAGCTCCATTATCGCAAGATGCAACTTATTGCCACGCTCTTCCTTTTCCCATGCCTCTTCAATATCGGCTATCTGGTCTTTTAATATTCGCTCACGAGCCGCCTTGCCCTCTTCAAGTTCATCGAGTTGGTCTTCCAGGCTTTCACGCCGTGCATCATCTCCCTCCTCAAGATCATCAAGTTGGTCTTCCAGCGCCTTTTTATTATCCTTATACTCGTTCTTTAGCGTGTCCTTTAATTCCTTAAGACGGTCTTCCTCAATTTCCCTATCACGTTCAGCTCCTTCTCCCTTTATCTTCCCCAGTGATTCATTATATTTAGCAGCCAATCTAGCCACTTCGCCTGTCGGGTCCATTGCTACAAGCTCAGCCATCATTTGTTCATCTATCAAGTCAAGACGTTCCGCAGTCAAGTCTCGGTAGAATTGAGCACGATCCTCAAATATCTTCTTTTCCTCATCCCTTACTTGCTCGGCTTCGGTGATTGCTTGGCTTGTAACCGATTCAGTCTCAGAGATTGCCACACTAGCCTCTTGCTTTAATGCCGAAATAGCCTGGCGAGAATATGATTCCACCTCAAAGAGCATAGTATCGTAGCTTTCTTTTACCTTCTTAGTTACTTCAATCCATGCCTTCTCTATCTCCAGGGCGTCCAGCCTGACCTGGGTCGTATCTACCCCCAGTCCAATAAGCCTCTTGAACTTCAGCCACGCCCCCTCCATCTTGATAGTGACACTTTCCCAGTTCCGCCACATGTAGATCAATGCAATCACCAGGGCAGTGATACCAGCGATTATCGCTATGATAGGATTGGCCATCATAGCTCTGTTAAGACCCCATTGGGCTTTGGTTGCTCCAATTGTAGCTCCTGTTGCGGCTGTTGTGGCGCCTATTTTAGCCCCGGTAGCGGCAATCGCAGCCGTTGTGACACCAATCTCGGCTGAGGTAGCTGCTACTTCAGCCAACGTAGCGTCAGTTTCAGCTATTGTAGCTCGAGTTGCAGCGACTGTAGCACCTACTTCACCCATTGTAGCAGCAGTTGAACCCATTGTAGCAGCAATTTCAGCCGCTTGGGCACCGGCTAAACCTATTGAAGTTTTCATATGCAAAGCAGAGGCTATACTAGATTTCATTACTGCCGCAGAATGCAATATAAACATCAATGCACTTTTACCCATCGACGTGGACAAGAATATCATCGCGGGACCCATAGCTGTCATCACAGCAAGAACAGGCTCGAGTGGAGCCAGATATGAACCGACAGTCAAAGTGAGCTTGCTCCAGAGGAACTTTAGCTTGTCCATAATTCCGTATTGAGTATTGGCTGCATCGGCATATCTTTGAGTTATGCCCGTGGCACCCTCCAGCTCTACCTTATATGACTCTATCTTCTCTGTAGAAATACCTAGAGCTTCGTTTAGCGGTATTTGTTCCTTTGTAGCCAGGGTTACTGCTGATCTGAACGCTCGTGTCATCACCTCACCAGAGTAACCCTGCTCCTCTAACTCAGCCAAGATACCTATCATGTCTTCCGTTGTTAGCCCCATTGCGACGATTTCTGGTGTGACATATCCAACCATCCGAGCCCAATCATCCAGTGAAACAGTGGTATTCCGGAAGAGGTAGGTTAAGGGGTCAATCTTTTCTGCCATCTCTGTTGCTGTGAGGTTGAATGTCTTCATCGTAGGAACTAGCCTTTCAGTCACTATACTTGCCGGTACATCGATAGCATCGCCCAGAGTATCAAAGGCTGTTGCTACACTTTGCAGAATTTCTGTGCTCTCTATTCCAGCCCGAGATAAAAGGTCGAACGTTTTGACAGCTTCATCTATGGTAAAAGTCACATTGGCAGTTGCTAGAGTCAGATCCCGCATCTCTTCAGTAGTGATATCTAGATTAAGCGCTGTTACGGCGAGTTGGGCGTTAGTCTTCCGTGCAGTGTCCACAAACTTGAGCCCGGCAGCACCCAGGGCAGTAAGTGCGGCGCCAGCCATACGCAGGTTCTTCTGGACTTTCTGGGCCTGCTGCTCCGTCTGAGATAACTGCTGGTTGACCTTATCAGCTCCAGCTAATGTTAGAGTGCCTACAAGCGTAAAGACATCCACTTAAATAATACCTCCACTCATTCTACTCATTCTACTTTCCTCTTTTTCCTAGCCATAGCCAGTATCTCTTCTGCCTTAGCAATTGCCTGCTCCTTGGTTAGGTCTTTAGAAGGGGGTGCCTTCATTGCTTTTAATATCCCCAAGCTCTCAAGATATTGACTGAAATTCTTATCACCAGCAGCTCCCATCTGGAAACCCACGAAGGCGGCTAGTGTGAGGTTTTCTTTAGCCTTACTCTGCTTTACCTTCACCAGCAGCTTTACCAGCCGTAGAAAACGACTGAATGGCAAGCTATTTACCACCTCATCTGTCCAGCCGTATCTGCTCTGGATTAAATCAAAAACCTCAGCTAGCTCTTGGTGGTTAGTTTGTTTACTAGCAATGAGGCCTTGACGAAAAAAGTTTTGATATCCTCCTGCTCAATGAGCTTTTCTACGATATCCAGGACAGTTCCTGCCGGCATTGCCTCAAATTCGGCTTTCTCCTTACCAATCAAGGCTGCTAGCCAGGCCTTCAGGTCTTCCTCAGATACAGTAAAAACGCTCTGAAACAGCACCATACCAATCTCGGTAGGATTGGGTTTCTTGGTTGTTAATGTAGAAGCTAGCTCCTGCCTGGCTCCTTTGGTGATTTTGCCCAACAGACGGGCTACGGTAAAGACATCCTCAACCAGCAACGACCTTACTACAATCTCTACAGTTTCTCCCATTGTTACTTCCTCCTTCTTTGTATTCTTAATCAGACGGATACTCTATTTTCCAGGGCTCAGTATCAAGAGCAGTAGGTAGATAATGAGCCGTGAAAGTTACCTCTGGGACAGCCTCATCTTTAGGCGCCATTGATAAACTGAGTGGGGTATCACAAAGGGCGTTTTGAATCTGGATAATCACAGGCTGAGTAGTTCCTGGCAAATCAGGGTCGGATATTGTACCGACAATTGTCACATTGTCTATATAGGCTGTACTCTTGATAATAGCCAAGTTAGCCTCGGTTGTTTCACCCCCGATAACAGCATCACCCATTACGTGTTTATAGGTAGCAACGACAGCATCCCCATCCGGGGGAGCAGTAACGAACTGAATAATACCATGGTCATAATCCATCGTGTATTCAGTGCCCCTGGTCTGAGCTGCAGCGGCAAGTGTAATTGTCTCGCTGTTCTCTTCAATATCCTCAGCACAAGCTCTCCAGTCATCAATATAGATTATGATTGCGCCTATGTCTTCTGACTGCTGTATTCCTACTGAATCAATGGTTAGCCCTGCACACCCTGAAAGGTCGGCGGCTATTTTTAGGTTATACCAGGTATCAGCCGCTAGAGCTGGAATATTAACAGTGGCATCGGGAGCCACACCCTCCGCCGTCTCGCCGAGAATCATTTGAAGCTGACCTGCGGTAACTGCTTTATTAACCTTGATTCTGAGGTTAATTTTATCGTAGAGAATGAGCTTATCGCCGTCCAACGAAGCTGCATCGTGGGTAGCTATAACAGTGGCAGCAAAATCAGTCCCTACTGTCAGCTTAACACAGTTCGTGCCTACTTGAGACTCACCAGCATCAACCTCGGAGGTTACTTCCCCAACCGCCATCTCATCCCAGGCAGCCTCGCAATCTTCTATGAGCATACCTAACTGTAGCGTCTTCTGAGCGCCGTCACCATCCCCGTTTGCCTCAGCAGTTACTGTTGTCGTCCCTGAGGTATAAATCGCTCCAGCTATCGCCCTGCGGAAGTTCTCCGCAGTTAGCTCAAGCATATTGGCTTTAATGATAGCCTCTACCGATTCCAGTCGTCTCATGCCCTTTACTGGCCCTCTAGCACCATCAACCTCCATACGTCTGATAGTTCGGGTAGCTTCAAAAACATTACCTCCCCGGGTAGCGCCCAGTAATGTGCCCGGATTATCCGCATCAAGAAATCCAAAATAGATAGCTCCTGCATCTATTATCATACGGTTTTGAGTTTCTGCGCTTACTCCATGTTTTACAACTGCCATTTTACTTTACCTCCTGTGAGGGGCATCCCCTCTCATTCTTATGCTGATGGATAGGTTATTTCCCATGGCTCGGTATCAAGTGCGGTAGGCAAAAAGTGAGCCGTGAATACCATTGTGAGTACAGCCTCATCTTTAGGGTTCAGTCCAAGACTGAGCGGGCCATCACATAAACAGTTCTTGAGCTTGAGAATTATAGGCTTTGACGTCCCGGGAAAGTCGGGGTCTGTAACGGTAGCGACTAACACCACATTAGCAATATACTTAGCATCGACTATTTCGTCACCAGTGATGACGTGGGTATCAGCCGCCGAGTTTAGTGCCAATTCCAAATTTGCCTCGGTAATCTCTAACAGGTTGACGGTTAGAGTGGCCATAACTTCCTCTATCCTACGGAAGCCCTTAACTGGCCCCTTAGCTCCGTCCGGGTCTATCCGTCTTATAGTGCGGTTAATCTCAAATACGCTACCTCCCCGGGTAGCACCAAGAAGATTACCAACTGCATCTACCGCCCAGTCATCGGTAGCCTTGGTATAGACTGCTCCTGCATCTATTATCATACGGTTTTGAGTTTCTGCGCTTACTCCATGTTTTACAACTGCCATTTCCTTTTACCTCCTGTGATTACTTTCTGCGCCCTTACTAGACGCACCAGAATTGATTTCTAGGGCTCTATATCCTCTTCTTCATAGTAAACTACCTCCCAATGATACTCGCCGTTTCAGCCTTTCTATAAAATCTTAAATTCCACTGGGTCGCATAGTGCCAGATGCCTTGCTCACTCTCGGGAATAAAACCCTCTGTCTGGAGCCACAGTCTGGCCGCCACTGCCTCATTAGTATTTGGCTCAAGCTCATCCAGAAGTTCAATTATTCTCTTCCTGATTGCCAGTATCTCATCGGCATTGTTGCTGTCACTCCAGATATCCAAGTAATAAGTCCCCAGCCTCATTGGGAACGGCTCAGCCGGGGCGATGTCTATCCGGTGGACCAGATATGGAAACTCACAATCGACCGGAGCCCAAGTCAAAGCTAATCTGACTGTGCCCCCCATAATAGTTTGCAGGCCGACATCCTCAATATCATCGCCAGTTAAGATAGTCCACAATTCAGTCAGTAGGCTCTTCTGTGTGTCAACTGTCATCAAAACCACTTCCTCGAAAGGATAGATTTTACCTTTGGCAGTACCTTCTCAAAACTGATTCTCAGCCACGGCCTTGCCGCCATTCTAACGGTGCCGAACTCAGTCATCAAACCTTGGATTGTATCGGTGCCCACCATGCCAACAACCGTCTTCCCTTCACCCTCCACCGCTACCCTCACCGATTGCTTTAGTTCAGCTGTGGCCACTGCCGGCGGCTGACCCGGGGCAGAAGCGGTATAAGTCCGCCGTGTCCCTGGGACATAATAGGTTCTGCCGGAGCGACTGCCGGATAGGGTCTCCAGCGTTTGAGTTCTTACCACCTGCACAGCTTCAGCCATCTTCTTGCTCGCAGCGTCGTCAATAGCCTTGACAACCTCTTTGGTATGGAAGACTAATTTGACTTCGGTTGCCATTAGACTTCTTTCACCATAACCATGGATATTTTATTATCAAGAGTTTGAACTGGCTCCACTGGCGCTAAGGTCTTATCCCCCCACTTAAACCTGTTAAGCCCTAGATTAAGGCTCACATTGCCTCTCATCACTATCTTGTGTGTTACCTCGGACTGCATCTGCATATAAACTGCCTTTGCTCTGGCATCCAATGGAATCACCCGAGCATGCCGAGTCTCAACAGGTTTCCACACCACCGTCTCTCCAAGAGCTGTCTGGGTGGTAGTCTTCACCTGAATTTGAACTCTGTCTTTTAATAGATTGGCCAGTGTCATAGTAGCT